CCCGTTTATTATCCTGAGTGTTGTCTCAGTCGAAACATTGTCTACCAACATGCGATGCTATTAGGCAAACCGGCTGGAATAATCCTAACAAACTTATTGGCATGCCATAGTCGTACTTCAGGGATTCTAAAACAGATGTTTGGTATGTATTCTATTTCTTCCTCCAATTCACTGAAGAACTTCTCATACCATAACTGCGCTTCAAGACTGACCCCATATTTCTTCTCAACACAATAACGACTAGATGGATGTATTTTACCCGACGGTAACTTCTTGAAATCCACCCCATTCAGCACCTGAGCATCCCACCATGTAAATTTGGTGGTTTTCCCATGCTCAAACATCGGATCGACACCCGATGTTATTCTCAGCAAATATTCAGCATATGCACGAACAACCGGCGCTCTTGGGAACTCATATACGAGTGAGTACGCTTTCGCTCGTAGTAGACGTTTCATTTTGCGCGGTGCTCCATGCATCTCTGTAGCCATACTCCAGCCAGTACGGTTGAATATATCAAATATATCTGCTAAGTTGTCCTCAGTGTCTCCAGACGAGAAGACACTGCAAAATTCGGCTTCAGCAAAATCTGAGCATTTCTTTAATTTAGATTTAAGCCCACATTCAGCGAAGTCAGCATCTGTCACAGGGCGTCCAGGTGGTGCGACTATGACAGCATCATCACCCTCCACAACCATCTGTGGAAGGCGGCCGGCCCTAGCGAATACGTACGAGGTAGCCAGGAGATTTGTGACTCCGTTTCCCAACGAAGTAGTCATTTCACCCGACATTCTCGTGCCCTTCACTTTAAGAGTCCCGAACTTTGATTTACACGTGTTCACTCCAGCAAGTACCCTAACTAACACGGACATTATAAGATCACGCAATTTTTTATCAATATTCTTCAACATATACCTATAAAACTGCATTTCAGCACATTTCATCAAATCGGACGTAATGTTAGCCTCAAACGAAGAATAATCATTTACAAAGATTTCCCACCCACTGCGGACAAGAGGATCAAACAAATTGCGAATCATACCAGGTCTTTCTGCGACCTTCCAGTACTTTGCAAATTTGTCTTTCGTCTTTCCCCCCATCGCAAATTTCTCCATCGCGTGTGAGAATCTTCCTAAAAATACACGAAACCGCTCTTTACGAGCATTAATAGATCTTACATTTTTTGGTACACCATCAATTTCATCACCGAGAGACTCTTTCTTATCATGTGTTAGCACTACTTCATCATCGGCCAACATGTCTCTCAATTCCAACATGATCAACTCAATCTTCTTCTCTTGAGTATAAGACGTTTCGTTCAACCAAAACAACGTCGAGAAATCATAATCATGTGGTATAGGTTCAAATGTTTTGTTAATGTACACGCGCATCCAATTTCGCATGTGTTTCCTCAATTTCCCATTTACAGGAGGCATGCGTGATAACATACGTTTCATTATACCTCTCCAATGCGTCTGACTATCATTTGTGGCAGGTATATAAGGTGCGCTATTAGCCAGAACGGGGCCAATCTGGCGGGCTACATACTGATTCTGCCGCTGGTAGGCATATGGATTCACCTTAATCTTCACTTTATCAGTATTTATTGGGTCCGCAACACCGAGGAATGCTGCGTAGTCAGAGTAGCGATAACCGACGATGTACTTACG